CAGCACCAGCACCATTTGGTCTTAGTGTCTCAGTAGCCATTCAGCCTCACAATGTCACCGTTCATTTTGACACAATCTTAATCTCAACTGCCGGGGCCTGCACAGTTACATCTTTGCGTTCCTTTTTCTTATCGTCTTTCTCTGCCATCACCAACCTCCCTTACGCCGCGACCGTTACAGTGAAAATTCCGCTTGCGTTCCACTCAATCTTAAACGTGCCGTTCTCACTGGACTTGTCCTCCCCGAAGTCAACCCATAGGATAAGCGGGTTGCCGGAGGCCACATAATCATAAAGGACAGCGTACCGGGCCGTGATTGTTGACTCCGCCCACTCAACATCATCAGCATCAAATTTTGTTACCCTGGTAGCTTCAGTTACCGTTGGTGTGGTTAAGACGGCACCGCCAGCATCGTAGCCATCACCTTCAACCTCATTGGTACCCCAGACTAAATCTGCTAACTCAGTATCCGCTTCCTGGTCAGGAGTATAACTATCCGTTAGAAGCATACACTTGACCTTTGACGCTGCGCTCAGGTCTGAGATTAAAGCCTCCAGAGCTTTATGGGGGAAATTGGAATACATCTTTGCCGTGACTGCCATGTTCTTTTACCTCCTTAAATTTATTCCTGATTTTCTTTCCATAAATGTAATTTTATCCAGGGTGGTCTTGGTTCCCACTCTCCTTTCTGCACAGCTTCAACCAGCCATTCCACAATTACCCAACTCCTATGCCGATAATGACTGCAAGGGTCAATGTGCATGATGGCAAGATTCCACAGAGCAGCCCAGATTTTCTTGGCTCTTGGGTCTAATTCACACTGGAGGAACCTGTCTCTCATTCTTACGAGTTCTTTGCTATTATGGTGAGTTACATTATCCACCGTAGGGTAAGGCAATTTCACAAGAGATTTATAAGCACCTAGAAGTTTCCTCACAGATGATATATTAAAGTTCCCTTCAAGTATGTCAAAAAGAACTTCTACAATAGGTTTTTTGATTTCAGGGACTAGAATCTCCTGAGCTGGTTTATAGTGAAAGATACCCATAGTTTTACTCTCTGTTTTAACTGGTCGAGTATAATTGGGATACTCTTTGCTTCGTGATACCTTTCAGGTCCACCCTGTATTGAGCCAGCTTATTGTTGGCCCAGACCTGATAATTGCTGATAAGATTGGAGATTCCTAGCCTGGTGTTAAGCTCCCGTATGTAGCCATCAACCTGGCTGCGATAGGCATTGGCAATACCCTGCTCCCCTCTAGCATAGTTGGCATAATCATCCAAAGGTCTGCCACCAACATATATCTTGTTGAAACCTAATGTTCGCCCATCTTTAAGGTCTTCGATTGCTTGGGCTATGCCACCTTCACCCTCTGCCCCCTCCATTTTCCCAACGGCAGTGTGTATATCTGCGACTATGGCGATAGCTTCCTTAACCTGAGCCCTGACATTGTTAATCCACGCCAGAGCAGTGTAGGCCACCGAGCCGTCAATCAACACATGCTCCAGTAGAGGGCTCAGGGTGGAGGTCTCCTCAGTGAGCTGGTGTAACTTCCAGCAATAGAGGTAAACGGCTTCATCATCACCAGGGCTGCCATCAATGACAAGCCTCAATGTGTTGCCGAATACGGATACATTACGATAACAAGGAGGTTCCCCGTCTACCGGATACTCAGCCTTTTCCACCTTGATTAAGTCAGATATTTTGCTGATATCCAGCTCTTTTGAGCCTGCCGTAGTCACAAGGTCATCATCATCATCATCGGCTGTTACCTTGACCTCGTAGGGTCTGTAATCAGATATTTCCTCCAGGCAGTGCCCGATATGAACATCAAGTTCATCATCTTTGAAGTCCTGCTCTGAGCCAGAAACAAATTCATCGCTAAGGAACTGCCTGACGGTTTGACGGATTGCTGAGAGTTTTCTCATGTTTCACCTCTACTTTCGGGCCGGGGCACCAGTGGGCTTCCACCCATGCTCCACACCCTGCAATAGATTGACTTGGCGCCGGGCTTTTATCTCGGAATCGTGGGTGCCCTTAACATCGCCAGTGTCTTTGTTTATGACCACCCACTTATTGCCTCGTTTTTGAATTGAGTAAGGCATACCCACCTCCCTTACTTATGGATTTTCATATGTGCTCTCAATCCGAAAACCGACTTACATTCCTTGCCACAACTGGGACATTTGAGAGTCTCAGGTGTTGGCTCGGGTTCTGGCTCGGATTCCAGCGCTGAGGCTGGTACTGGTGCCGGGGCTGGTTCGGTTTTATCGGGTACTGGTGCCGGGGCTGGTTCGTCTAATGGCTTAAAGTTCTTCTCCGACTTGTTCATTTCGTCAGGGAGTTCATAAACTTCTCCCTTACGCCATAATCGGTCATTAACGTAGCAATCTCGAAGTGTGATATATTTCATGGTACCTCCTTACTTCCACAATATAACTTCTTGGTCAATAGTATCTAAGAGCCTATCAAAGAATTGCTTGAGGAACTTTTCCTTCTTTGCCTCATCGGTAAGATTTTTGCACTTATCCTGCATCACCTTATAATGAGACTGCAATGTGGAGATTAACTTAGCTCTTGTTTTGGGAAGGCCACTATCCCATAGTTTAGAGGGTGGGTTATCTAACTTATTAAACTCCCATCCTCTCTTAATGAGACCACCTATAATGTCATTTAACCCATCGTGGTAAAACTTATCCGTATGATACTTATGAATAATAAAGTAGGATATGGGGCGGAATATATTTAGGTATGCTGGCACGTTAAAACGATTAAAGAAATCATCAAAGGCATCTATTAGTCTGAGCGTGTTGGATTCCATTTCGCCACTCTTGACAGGTTCGGGAAGGTGAGCCAGGTCACGCAGTAGGCCAACTAATTTAGGCAAGTCACTGATACCAAAATTATTGGCGACTAACTGACGTATGATTTGCTTGCCGGGATTCTGTATCTTGTCAATCATGTAAGTCTGACCTTCCGGTGACCTGGACGAAAACATTTGTTACCTCCAAAAACTTCTCAGGATTGTGAACTCTATCTCTGTCTCTGGCTGATTAGACCCACACCTCTGATGTAGAAGGTTCGGATTGCTGAGGCCTGGGCTGCATCGACAACTATGGTGACATACTTGGCACAAATATCCTTAAAGACATTCATACCGGCGGCGGTTCGTGCCGTGGTGGTATTGACATAATCACCCGTAGCGTCTGCATCAAAGGTATATGCTTGGACAGCAGTATCACCGGATACTCTGGATGGCTTTATTGTGATAGCTGCTGAATCTAGGGCTGGATTATACACCTGCACATCACGAAACTCGCCACCCAAATCCGTCTCAGATGAGGCAGTTCCGCTTTGCGCTATGGTTACTGTTTTCCAAGCCCCATGTCTTTCCATTATGGTTGCTGACATCGCTATTTACCTCCTTTAAGTAATCGGGAGGGGGATTCTCTCCCCCTCTCCGTTAGCAATTATCCGAGATTGGTTTGTGGCTCACTGCCAAAGAAAGCCGTGAACTTACCTACCCCGGGTGTCCCAACAGTTGTGTACTTAATCATCAAATACTGCTGTTCCACCCCTGCTCTCAGTGGCGGTACAGGTATCACAATGGGAGTGCATCCCAGGGTAAGACTAGCTTTCGCTATAGCCCCTGTATCCGCAAGCACCTTTTCGCCTGTGGTGCCACCTGCCACCGTTGAGGTGACAACCTGGAATTGGACACTGGTCGCCGTGGTAACACCCAGGTCGCAGATTATGATTGCGTAAATCTGTTTACCTTTGGCGAAATCTCTCGTAGTTCCCAGGTTGATGGAATAGGTTGAGAGTTCTGAGGTGCTAGCTATACCAGCTAGACTTTGCCCATCTGAGACCAGTAACTCTTTGTCTATGTACATTTTAGTTCCTCCGTTTAGTTTCAGGTTTTAGTTTCAGGTTTTTGGTTAGGCAACCGTAGCTTCAGCAACGAGGTTGTCGCAGACGTGAACAGGTGCATCAAGGAAGCTGACGATTGGCTTACCAGCAGGGCTGTCAATGGTCAGGTTGACGTTAGACTTGTTCTGTGCCTGTTTGTGCAGGAACTTAGCTACAGTCTTGTTGCAGTAGATGAAAGTCTTAGCCATATTCCCCAGGTCAACAGTTGGCCGGGCGTAGTAGGCATCAACCAGCTTGTCCAGCAGGTCAGCACCGGAAGCCGCATCAGCCGTCAGATCTGATACGTCTATATTGCAGATGCGGATAACGTAGCGGAAATCCATGAGAGCCAATCCAAGCTTCCACTGGAACTTGGTGACGTAGGCGGTATACATATTGCCCGTAGTTCCGCCGGCATCCGTTACTAGTTGCTTCCCCATGTCCTCAGAAGTCAGCCCGGCCTTGCTTCCCTTCGGGTAAAGCAAGGTGCAGGTCTTGGGTCCCCAGGTTATCAGCCAGATTGAAGTATTGTCATCGCCGGAACCGCCGCCATTGATAATCTGGTCATCATACTCTCCCGATGTGAGAGCACCATAGCGCGGTGACAGACCGTGCATTTGCTCAGGATTGATCTCAGAATTGCCGTAAAACAACGCCGTTGCCATCGTGCTGTTCAAACCATTAACGAAGGCATTGTCCTCTGATGCTCGAAAGGCTGCTGCGTTCCCGCCCAGTTCAGCAACATCAACATCTACCTTGCTGTAGGCTTCCAGCATACCGCAGGTGTCATCTACCTGCTTTGTTAGACTCTTTTCGGGAACTACACCGCCATTCAGCAGTCTCCATGTACCGCTTGGCTGTGTTGACCGTTGTACGCTACGATGGCCGGTAATTAAGTTCCCTTCCATAACATTGGCATCGGCTATAATAGGATTAGAAGCAGCCAATACCTCAATTATTTCAGCTATGCCGCCCCCCGGTTTCTCGCGCTTGGAATAGTCAAGAAGCGTCAGATATGTATTCCCTATTGCAGTAGGTGTGACTGACATATTTTATTTACCTCCTGTGTTTATTTGACATTCATGGTCGGGTATCTCTGTGCGAGTCTTTGTTTTTCAGTAAGCTCCCCAGCACCAGTCGTGTCACCGGAGTCAGGAGTAAAGGTTTCCCCACCCTCATCGCCCTCACCGCCTTCTGGTGGTTTAGCAGTAGTGCCTTTGGCAGCAGCCAGTTTCTCAGCGACTTTCTCAAGTTGTTCTGGGTCGCTTATGCCAAGTTCTTCCAGTTCTTCCATATCAATTCCGTGTTTGGCGGAAATTTCAGCAACAGATACGTACCGAGATTTATTGCTTATCGCTTCCTCATCGGCCTTTACCTGTGCCTCACGCCTGGCGATTTCTCTTTCCCTGGCATCAGCATCTCGCTGTCGCTTTGCTGCACTCTGCTCTGATTGATAGGCACTGAGTTTGGTCGGGTCCCCCCTGACCTCGGCAAGACGGGACTCGTTTCTCTCTCTCTCAAGTTCGTCCAGCCTGCTTGTTAGTGACTGAAGTTCCTGTTTGGTCGAGTCCCTTTCCTGCTCTGCCGCCTTGCGTAGTCTTCCAGCCTCAGCAGCAGCATCGCTTTTGATTTTAGCAATGTCAGCATCAGTGTAGAGCTTACCCTTGTCCTTAGAAGTAGTCCCACCCTTGCTGCCAGAAGACTGTCCGGCCTTGTCCGAAGATGTGTCCTGTGCCTTTCCTGTGGTTTCGTCCTTTGGCATTTTGAAAAACCTCCTCTAATAAAAAAGCCCCTGCATGTTAGATTTACAGAGGCTCGGTAAATTCTTTATGAATAATCTATTTCATGCTGTCCCCCATATTGACAACGGTGTTATAATTAGAGACTGGGGTGTTTATGAAAAGAATACGCTTTGATTCTATTGCCGTAACGTTGATAATCCTAGCAGTCCTGATAAGCGGACTAACAGGTTTCTATGCCGGTACTGAAATGAGACCTGATGTTGGTGATGTGGTAAAGGCTGGTGAAACCATATCAGTAGAAGAAGCTATCAGGAGTAGCGAGATTGCTGCCAAAGAACACCTCGATGCTGCGGAAAAGGATAGTGAATGGCGAGAGTTCCATTTATACTGGGCTAGTCTGCACTCAGCCTGCGCCGACTATTTAGGGGATAACTGAGCCGGTACTTTTCATACCGTCAACCTCCCCTCCCGTAAGTCCTAGTTTTAATCGGGCAAGTTGCATCCACCCACCTATCTCTTCTTCAATCTCTCCTCCATATCCTTCAAGTCCTCCGCCAGCTTTTCCTGCGGGGTCAATGCAGCCCGGCGCCTCTTTCCGGTAATTGAAACTGTGACCTTTTTGGTGAGTAATAGCCACGCATCCAGGTCTCTATTCTCCCACCGGTAATCCTCACGCTCCTTGCCCTTGTTCTTATCAAGCATGTAGACCTTGTATTTCTCATGGACTTCCCGGGTGGGAGTCAGACTGATTTGTTTATCCCAGTATTTCTTATCATTACCTAAAAGGGCAATGTAAATATCATTATAAAATCTAGGATGCTCAATCAAATACCAGTCATCTTCATAGTAAGACTCATTCTCGTATTCCCTGTAGAATCGGTTATCAGGCTTACCTAAGTCCAAGATAGATTGATAGCCTACGAAGCGGTCAATATACTCTTCTGGAACGTATAGCTTATAGCCCTCCATCCTTAAAATGTCGGCGGGCGTCTTGGTTTCCTTTTCAAGCAATTCGTCATATTTTTCCGATGGCACAATATCAGGTATCTTCAAACCAACAGATTTGGCAAATTCGGGATTATCTATAAGATACCTCTCCCGCCTGTATCCTTCTATCGGCAGTTTGTGATATTCAACATATTGGTCAACATAGTCGGGGGATTTGGAGTAAGCCTCTTTTCTCAGTTCAAGCTGTTTATATTCCTCGGATTCAGGCTCAAGATGATTCATTTCAACATTAATTCTTAAAACATCCTCGTTCCAGTCAGAACCATCATCGGTCAATAATCCCTGTCCAATTGCCCATTTATGGACATCTGGGTTATCAAGTAGCCACACCTTAGCCTCAGAGCTTCCGCCACCAAACTCATCTACCGTCTGGCCGCGCTCTACCCACTTGTCAGGGTCGCCATTGTTACTGATTGCTTCGATACGGGCTTCGTTGTCTTTATAGTCTTGTGACTCAGGGTCAAGGTCTCGGTTGGCTATCTTCAGGTCAAGGACTTCTACTGGTGTTTCTATCGGGTCTCTTTTAAGAAACTCACGGAGGTCGCTATCTTCAATCATTAATTTCTGGACTTCCCACGAATTAGCAGAACGCTCCTCTATCAAGTCCTGATACTTGAAGTAGTTTTCTACCGATTTATCAGGTGGTAGAGTTTGTTCTGGTATTCCAGAATCAGGTATGTCCAACTCCTTAATGAGCCTATTGAACTCAGTGTAAGACTCCATAGTGAGAATCTTGGCCTGGCCCCAGATGGCAAGTTGGGCGTTTTCTTTGGGATTAGCTTTTAGCCAGTCGGTATGGGGGTTTGATTTTAATTCAGGGTTATCAATAAGAAATTGCTTCTGACTTGGTTTATCCAGCTTATGATATTCCCTCAGTAAATCTAGTTGCCGCCGCGATAGATTTTCCAGTGTCGTATCTTCAAAGATTCCCTGCTTCCAAGACTGATAATATTCCTCAAAAGAAACGCCTTCCTTCAGGTCAGGCTTTATCTCGTATATTTTCTTGTTGGGAATCGGCTCAACCGTTTTCTCAATTTCTTTGACTCCCAGATAAGCAGAGGCAAGTGGGTCAATCCCCTCTAGTTTGGATAATTCCTCGCTGGTTACAGCCTCTAGGATATTGCCGAAGTCCGTATGCAGTTTTCTAGTAGTGTATATATCTGGCTTCTCAAGAGACAGAACTGGTGGTTCCTCTATAACCTCACCAAGTCTGCCTATTGAAGCATCTATGCTGTCCTGCAAAACTTGAGGCTCCCCTTCTCCAATCAAGTCAAGAGCCTTGCGAGCCACATCGGTTTTGAGAATATCTATCTCATCAACCAGTCGGCGCTTTTCTTCAGGACTAATATCCTTAGACTTGTAAACCTCATCCTGCTTATTTCTTAGTTCGGTCAGTTGTCGCCCTACCCTACGCAAATAACGGGCGGTAGCTGAGTAGAAAACGCCATCTTTTTTGGGGTCTTCAGGGAGCTCATAGAAAAACAGGAGTTCGGGATGTTTGGCTTTATATTCCTCAAACTTCCCCTGCTCCCCTGATTCCATCATTTCCTTGAGATACTTTTCACCCTGTTCATAATCTTCTAATTTCTGATAGAAGTCTTCAACCGTCTGACCCGATGAGCCATAAGGATTACGGACTACAAATGCCTTTATTACGGGAGTATCAATTAATGTTGGGGATGGTTCAGGTATATCGGGGCTTATCCCAGTGCCCTTCAATATCTCATCAATTACATTAACGGCATACCTACCCAATCCTCCTGTCCAACCGTTTATCGTATTGTCAATCTTAGCGGGAGGCATTTTGAGAAGCTCTCCTATTTTCTTTGAAAACTCCGAACTCCAAGCTGTATATTGTAATTCCGGTGGCATCTTCTCCCTGCTAACCGGCACTAGCGCATGTCCTTTAAAGAAACTGTAGTTAGTCATCCATTCAAGTATAGGTATCCCAATCGTAGGAATGAAACCGGGGCTACCAGCTTCAGCAAGGTTAGCCAATGCCTCTTTGAACAACTTGGGGTCTTTATTATCCAGCCATTCCAGAAACCTCTCAGGCATCGAGCCGAAGATTATACCTAGTTCAAACGGTTTGGGGATTCGATATATATTGTCAGGAGTCATCACAATCCAGAATAAATCTTTTTGCCACTGAGGGATTTCCTTCCACCTGTCATCATCCTTATTAGCGAGATAAAGCAGTATCGATGGTAAAGTAATACCCATGAACACTTTTAATGCGGTTCTGGTAGGATGCTCTTTGAAAGAGCTTATCATCTTACCCCAACCACGTATATTAGCGTTCCAGAAGGCTATCAGGGTATTGATTGCTTTAGCGGTAGTACCCATCTGGGAGAAGTCTAAGGTAACACTTCTGGATGAGTAACCCGCTTCCAATGGTACTGCACCTCTCCTTATGCCAGCCTTGAACTCTCCTAGCCTTGTCCCCTTTTCCCCCAATTCTGAGATTATTCTTAGAAGTTCCATCGGATGCTTGACATAGGTTGTAAATCCCCTGCCTTCAGTAAGTTCCTTGAATGACTTTTGCAGGTATTCCCTATCCATCGAGACAAGCATGGAGTGTTCTGCGCCGGAAGCCCTGTATAACTGGTAATCAGCATCTTTGGCAATAATACTCACCAAACCTCTAAGGAAATCTATCCCAGGGAGGAACCCGTAATTGGAGTAAGCAAACGCCGTCATCTGGTCTCTGAGGGGATTCCTTACCATGAAGTCAGGGCTTAGAGTAGCACCGGCACGTAGCCATCTGGCAGGAGCACCAAGAATCTTACCAAGCATCCCAAGACTCTCTCTATCCAGATTCAATAAGGCATCCCTCAAATCAGAGTCTACCCTGAAGTAGTTTTTCTTACCATCAATCAGGACTGTGACCTCATCACCTCTGGTAAAGAATGAAGGCCGAAATATATCAATCACCTGTTCTGACTCGGCTTCGGATAATCCCTCAATCTCTACACCAAGTTCTTTCGCGGTTACTCCTGCTACTCTGGCAATAGGTGTTTTTATGCGCTCAAACACTTCAGTTATTTCAGGATATTTGTCTGCAAGATTAGCCAGCATAATACCAATCTGATTGCGGTCTGCCGAATTGATAATAACGTAAGTATTCTTGACGATGCTTTCAAGCGGGTTGATTATCTCTCGTTCAGAGCCTTTGATTTTCTTAATGGGTGAGGCAATATCAGCCATCTTTTTGCCCATTAGTCCCTTTGCTTGAAGCTCGTTAAAGACACGGTAGAAAGGCACGTAATTACCATATTGCCTCAGCTTCCCTAGCAGGTCATCACTGATTAAACCTGATTCCTTAGCGTAGCCAAGTAGTCTGTCCTGATAGGCGTAAACCCTGTCGGCAAGCTCGCTAAAGCCGGGGTGTAAGGCTTCCTGTTCCCCGATAGCCGCCGCCGCTTCTTCCCCTGTGATGCCAGTCTCAATATCTCTCAATGACAAATCAAAGGCTCTCCTGGCGACAAGATAAGTAGAAAAGTCTCTCCATACTTCGGGTTGTTTGACTTCTTTAAGGATATTCTCAAGGGATTCTCCAGTGAAATTAGGCTTGGCCTTCCCCTTCTCCATCTTCCAGAACTGCTTACCAAATGTCCCTTGCTCCAAAAAGACATTAGCCTTACCCGTTATACCCCTGAGTAACCGAGCCATAAGGTAGGGGTTTTCTTCAATGGATAATTCAACCCCACCTTTATTTAACTGGTCAACTGTCTTTTTAATGGCAAATAAGTCATCTACCATCTTGACATTGAATCTATGCCAACCACTTCTTACCTTATCAATGAATCCTTCTTGTTCTGGCTCAAACTGGATTCTCTCATAAACTGTCCTGCTAGCGTTTTCGGGCGGGGGTGGGACTGGTGTTTCTGCCACTGGCGGTATTGGGGGAGTAGGAGGTTCCCCTTTCAGTTTTTCAAGAGCCTCCTTATACTTCAAAGCCCTAGCATCCAGTTGGGCAGTTGTTGTATTTGGGAACAGATTTCTCGCAGGGATTCCTTTACCTCCGCCGTGATAAGGCTGTCGGCGATTGTATAATTCGGTTTCTATCCTTTGTAACTCAACTTGCAAGTCCCTTTCGGCATGTTCGGTGTCCTTCAATATATCAGCAGTATCGGCTTCGGCTTGGCTCTCAGCAAGTTTGAGCTGGTCATCCATTCTGATTTGAGTAATTCTTCCCTTACCCTTCGGCCTGACCTCTTTAGCAGACACTTCTCCAGGCAACATAGTCTCTTGTAATCCAGCTTCAGGCATACCAGCCTCGGCTTTGGGGATGGCTACTTCTGGAATATGTTTTGCTACAATTTCCTGCCAATTCTTATTAATGGACTCTTCGGTCGCACCAACAAAGTGAATCATCTGTTTTTCGCCT